CGCAATTGGATGGCATTCGCTTCACAGAAAGAAAGCTTCGCAGTCGTTGATAATGATAAAATGATTTTGGCAGGTCCATTAATGGCAGCCGACCAACCTATTTACAGACGAGATGGCGCACACGAATATTATGTTAGTTTCCCTGCAAAGTCAATTGAAAAGATAGTTACCAAGTATGGAAGAAGTGGTAAGACACTTTCATTCAACATTAACCATAACGACTCTGCACCTGTGAAGGGCGCATTCTTACAACAGCACTTCATTATTGATTCTACTAAAGGAATCAACACACCCGAAGGATTTGAGAAATTACCAGATGGATCGTGGTTTGGTTTTGTCAAAGTGGATGATAGAGAGTTTTGGGATAACGAAATCAAAACAGGAAACTTAAAAGGATTCTCAGTTGAAGGATATTTCAACGATATAAAATTACTTGATGCTGAGCAGAATCAATACGAAGAACTTAAAAACAAATTACTACAATGTCTAAATTAAATTTACCAAAATTAGAAAAAATGTTAGGGGATAAATTCTCTACATTTAAAAAAATGTTTGAGGTCGAAGAGACTATCGAACAAAACAACTTCATTAAACTTGCTGATGGTTCAGCGGAATTAAACGGCACTATTGAAGTAGGTTCTCCTATTACCTTAGTAACTGCCGAAGGTGAAGTACCTGCTCCAGATGGCGAACACGCTATTGAAGGTGGTAAAATCATTACTGTTATGGGTGGTGTTATCACTGAAATCTCAGAAGCGACTGCTGAAGTAGAAGAAGAAGAAGTTATGAGTGCTGAGAAGATTCAAGAACTTATCCAATCTTCATTAACTGCCCAAGCTAACGAGTTTAAAAAAGTAACTGATGCTATGTCTAAGACTATCGCTGAATTGAAAGAAAGCAATAGAGAAGCATTCCAAGCAGTAGCTGAGTCTTTAGAGTTAATCGCTAAAATCGAAGCACCTGCACCTGAGCCTAAAGCAGACCCTAAGAATGTTTACGCACAAAAGAAAGCAGAAGCATTCTCTAAATTTTTACAAATCAAAGAACAAATAAAAACAAAATAAACAAATGCTATTAAGAAAATTTGCATACGATACCGCAGGTCTTCCTGCTGTCGTTAACGACCAATCGCTTACCTTGTTAACTCGCTCCTTCTTTGAAGGTAAAACAGGTGGATTATTTCAAGTAATGCCAGGTATTAAATCATCTGAAGATTTACATTACATTGAGAATGATTTATTTTACCAATCAGATAGTGGATGTGCATTCAACGCTTCGGGTGCTACTACTTTCTCTAAACGTACATTAACAGTAGGTAAAGTTAAAATTCAACAAGAGTTTTGTTCAAGAGACCTTGAAGGCTTCTGGACTGAACGTGCATTGAAAGCAGGTAGTAACTACGATTACATCACTTTTGAGCAAGACTTAATGTCTTTAATCACTAACAAGATGATTGAAGCAAAAGAGACTGCTTTATGGAAATCTAAAATCGGTGGCGGTGGTGGTTTGAACTTAATTCAATATGATGGATTTATCTCTATCATAGATGCAGGTTCTGCTTCTACAATCAACGGAAACCCTACTGCAATAACTAAAGCTACAGGTATAACTGCTTCTAACGTAATCGGTATATTCGATGGTATGTGGGCATTGTTACCTGCAAAATTGAAACGTAAGTCTGACTTATCATTCTATTGCGATAGCATAGTTTTCGACTTGTTAATCCTTGCTTTGAAAAATGCTAATATGTATCACTATGATGGTGTGTCTGCATCTCCTTACGAGAGTGGTGTAATCACATTGCCAGGTAGTGGTTATAAAGTAACTTCATTGTTTGGTTTAGATCCTTTGAACGCTTCAGGTACTACTGCCTTCGCTGCTGAACAACGTATCTACTTAGGTCGTACTTCTAACTTCGTTATCGGTACTGACTTAGAGTCTGACGAAGATTACTTTGATGTTCGTGAAAACCCAATCACAAAGACCTTGATGGTTGATATTCACTTCAAAGAAGGTACTCAAGTGAAATTCTTAAACGAAATCGTAGTATTTAAACTTGTATAATAAGCTATGGCAACTTGTCTAATCGGAAATGGATTTACCCTTGATTGTAGAAAATCTCTTGGGGGTGTAGATGAAATTTGGGTAGGTGAGTTAGAGGCTTTGAATACTTCAACATTCGCAGTAAGTGGTGGCTCAGTCACCACTATGGCGATGACAGGTGGTAAGAAGTTTTATAACTACAAATTACGCAAACATACATCTGAAGCGAAAGCAGATAATGGCGGTGATGTAGCTACAGGTTCGGGTTATATTATGCACTCAGTTCAAATTCAACTTGATTCATTCGATGTTGCAAAGAGAAATGAATTGCGCATATTGGCACAGAAGCCTTTGATGTTCATCGTTAAAGATAACAACGGATTACTTTCTTTATACGGAAGTAGTAAGGGAATGGATTTAACAACAGGAACATCAGGTACAGGTAAAGAAGCTACAAGCTTAAACGGATTCAATTTAACCTTTACAGGTAATGAATTAGAATACCCTTACGGCATCTCTTCTGTTATCGTAGCAACATTAGTATAAACTAACTAAACATAAAGGAAGCCTCTCTATATGGGAGGCTTTTTTATTTTGCACTTTTGCCTAAATCTGTCATATACCATTATGATAAGGCTTGTGTTAGGAACGAATGTAAAAGTAGATTTAACTCTAACCGAGAAAACTACTATTGCTAATCCTACATACCTATTTGAGTTTATAAATAATCAATCGTTAGCTAAAGTTTATTGCATCTGTGCTGACACTTCATTATATCCACTAAGATACAATCGTTTTACTATCGTGGTAAAGACAAGTGGAGCAGTCGCTTTAAGTGGTGAGATTAATTTAACCATTGGCGATGAATACGATTATAACATTTACGCTCAAACATCAACAACAAATCTTAATCCTTCTTTAGCTGATGAGACAGTAGAGAGTGGTTATATGACTTATGATAAATCTATGACAAGCAGAGGCGAATACGAAAATATCACAACAAGAAAAGTATATGAAAAGTAAAGTAATAACCTTTAGTAAATACCCACTTTACTCTAATGAGACTCCTTTGTTCAGAGAGCAGAAAGGACAGAAATATATTTCTAATGGAAAGTATAACGACTATCCCGACTACCTATCTTACCTATACAATAACTCTGGCATTCACAACGCTATTGTAACAGGTAAGGCTAAGTATATTTACGGCAAAGGATTTCAAGTTAAAAAAGATTGGACAGGTAATAAAGTCCAATTAGAAAGCTTGATGAATTCTATCAATTCTTATCAGACACTTGATGAGTTAAGCAAAAAGAAAATCTTTGAAAAGACTTTATACGGAGGTGCTTGTTATCTTATTGAATGGGGTGCATTAGGTAAGCCAATTTCAATTACTCTTCAACCTTATAACACAGTAAGAACAGATAAAGACTGCAAAACATTTTGGGTGTCTAAGAATTGGACAAGAGAAATGTCTGCTAATAGCCGATGGAGATTATCAGAGAACAGAATGCCATCTGATGTGCAAGAATATGAAGCCTTTAATATCACAAAAAAGGTAGGTAAACAGATATTATTCATTAAAGATGACAACCCTGCTACTGATATTTATCCATTACCAGAATACGAAGCAGGTAAAACATCAATTGAAACGGACATTGAGTGTGGATTCTTTCACCTTAACAACGTAAAGGGTGGCTTTAGCGCAGGTACTATGGTTACTTTCTTCAATGGTGCAGTTGAAAATGAGGAGGAACAAAACGAAATAGACAGAGCGTTTAAAAAGAAAGCTTCGGGAACGGATAACGCAGGTGAGATTCTTATGAATTTCCAAATGCCTAACACTACACCACCTGCAATCACATCCCTTCGTAGTAACGATTTAGACAAGCAATACGAGCAGTTAAGTAAAGATGTAATGACTAAGACATTAGTCGCTCACAGAGTCTCTAATGGATTGTTATTTGGTATAAAAGAAAGTAACGGCATCGGTGGAAATACAAGAGCAGAGTTCGACTTAGCTTGGGAACACTTTTGTAATACTTATGTTAAGCCTAAACAACAAGAAGAGTGTGAAGATGTAAATTATCTCTTATCGCTATATGGAATAATGGGCGAACCTTTGGAATTAATTGTACTTGATCCGATTGGAATTGAATTGACTACCGATACTATATTAAGATACTTAGATTCTGATTCTATCAAAGACTTAGTCTATGGTAAATTAGGTATTGAAAGACCTGCGGTTGAACCGATAGTACCAACTGAGCCTACACCTGCTCCATTTAATAAAGCCTTTATGAAGTTTCAAGATGATACCATCCTTGCTAAGTTTATGGAGATAGGCGAGAGTGCTGATGACTTCGATATTGTTTTAGAGGTAGGTGCTTATGAAGAATTTGCAGTCCAATCAGATGAAGAAAAAATAGTAGAAATACTTACTAAAAATAAAAAGCTTTCAGTAAAAGACTTAGCAGGTTTATTGAAAATTTCTGAAAATCAAGTGTATAAATTACTTGACAAATTAATGGCTAAGAATACTCTGGCAGTAAAGTATGTTGAGCGAAGTGGTAAGATAGTTATTGAAGTAGAAGAGGTAACGACCCCTAAAGAAATTGAACTATTAACCAAGTGGAGATACTCTGGTCCAAAGGATTCTAAGAACAGAGACTTTTGCAGAAGTATGTTAGATGCTAATAGACTTTACACTCGTTCAGAGATTGATAGTTTAAACAACGATATGCAAGACTTTAATACTGATGTTTGGAAGTATAAGGGTGGATGGTATCACGACCCTGCAAGAGATGTTAACGTGCCTCAATGCAGACATTATTGGCAGAACGTAATAGTTAAAAGAAAAATGAGCGACAATTTCCAAGATATATTGTTCTACGACCCATCTCAAGAAAGAAATGAGAATGGTCAATGGGGTGATGGTGGTGGAGGTGGTTCTGAAGGTAATTCTAATGATTATAACCCATCAGATTCTAAAATAATTTCAATAGATAAAGACCCTGTTGGCACTTGGAAACCAAATGCTAAAAACGATAAAGAACTACACGAGGCAGTACAAAAGAAGTTAAAAGACATTGGATTAGAATATTCAGTAAATGAAGCACATACTGTTTGGCCTGATGGGTCTAATCACTCATCTTATTATATTGAGGTAAAAGATAAAAACGACCCATTAAAAACTATTGATAAAATTAGAATTTCAGAACACCAAACAGGTGCAGCAAGAAAAAGCGCAGAAAGAAATTTAGACAATGTAAGCGCAGGGCATCATTTATTAGAAATTGAAAAAAGTCAATTCCCTGAAAGATTTACAGAAAAAACATTAAAACAAAAAATAACTAAAGTAGTAGAAGTTCCAAAAGTACACGCTCCTAAAGCATTAAAAGGGGGAAATTACGACCCTAAAACTGATAAAATATTAGAAACAAGAACTACAAGTAAAGGAAGTGAAATTCTAAAAGTAGAAAGAAATGTAATAGCAGAAAGTAAAATTTTAGTTAGAAGAAAATGAGTTTAGTACCTTTATTTATAAGCGCAAAGACCATTAAGACCTATGGCATAATCGAAGGCAACGTAGATGACAAGTTGATTAATTCAACTATCGTTATGGTTCAAGATATGCAACTTCAACAATTGTTAGGAACTGACTTGTATAAAGAGATATCCACGCAGATTGATGGTGCAACCTTAACAGGGTTGAACACTACTCTTTTAGATGACTATATCAGTCCGTTTATGCTTAATGCAGTAATCTCTGAGGGTATTATAACCTTTAATTATCGCATAGCAAATAAGGCAGTAATAACGGCAAACTCAGATAATCAACAACCTGTTAATAGCCAGGACTTAGAATTGATACGAGCGAAATGGCAAAGTCAAGCAGATTTCTACGCTAAAAGATTGAGTAAATATTTAGTCCAGGAATCTACTGCATATCCGCTTTATTTACTGAACAATGACATTAGCGATATTCAGTCTAAAAGCGCAAAATATAAGAGTGGTTTTTATCTTGGAAAGACAAGGAGAGGAAGCCAACCACACAACAGAATAAACTATCCATACTGTTTAGATAATGACAATGACTGCAACTGTTAAAAAGACCAGAGGAAACAATAAAAAAAACATTGAAAAACTTTTAGTGTTTTTGAAAAAAGAACAAGATGGTAACAAAAAATAACATAGCCAAATGGTTTTCAGATTTCGCAAGTAATCACACCCAATTAAAAGACTATGGGTATGGTGACTTCTCGGACATCTCTATGGACCGTGCGACTACTTACCCTTTGATGTGGGTTAGTCCTCAGCCTTGTTCTATTGATGGGAATCAAATAAGCTATTCTTATACCATCGCTATTGCTGACCGAGTAGATAAAGAAAGATTAAACGCTATAGAAGTAGAGAGTGATACCTTTCAAATCTGTTTAGATATCTTAGCAGGTGCGAATGACCAAGCAACTATAACAGGTTGGGAACTTGCCGAGACATCTACACTTACTCCTTTTGTAGAAACTTGGAAAGATGAAGTAGAAGGCCATATGGTAACCATTACTTTAAAGGTAGATTTTGACTATGATAAATGCGCTATACCGACAATAAGTGCAATCACTCCTCCGAGTGGTGGTGCTTGTGCCGATGGTAGGGTAACAGTAAACACTACTTTCTACAATGATGTGGCAAGTGGTGGTGCTTTAAATGTAGTAGTAAAGAATGTAGCAGGTTCGTTAGTAGGTAGCTTAATCGGTGGAGAATGGATAGTTCCTAATGCTATTGCTTGTCCAGATGGTACGATACAATTAAATAGTACAAATGTTGGGGTGGTTGCAAGTGGAGGAACTACAAATACTTTAGTTAAAAATACTTTAGGGGCGCAAGTAGGTAGTCTTATAGGTGGCGAGTGGATAGTGCCATCATTAGTTCAAGATATATTCATTAATGCTCAGTTTAAATTAGGCAATGATACTATGGAAACATTGACTATTGATTCTGATAGTGCAGGTGTTTATACTGCGACTACAAACGATGGCAGTAGTGGAACAATAACCTTTAATAAGAATGGTGGTGGTTATGTAGCTTTTAGCAATCCTTTAACTTTGGTTGCTACAGATACTTTAATTATTAAAAGAACAATAACAACGGCAGCAGGGTGGGTTAAAATAAGCGGAACATACTAATGAGTAAAAAATTTATATGGTATGGCAGTTTCCCAAGTGCTACTCTATTATTGGATTTATATTCTAATGCTTACTATGGATGGAGTGTAGCGAGAAGATTAAGTTCTACTTACACAGGTGCTTTAATTAGAATAAGGCGGTCAAGCGATAACGCTGAGACAGACATAGGATATAACGGAAGTAATGAATTAGATACAAGTGCAATAACTTCATTTGTCGGGGCTAACTCAGCATTTATAACTACCAAATATGACCAATCGGGGAATGGTAGAAACTTTGTGCAGACAACGGCAGCCAAACAACCACGAATAGTAAATTCGGGAACTTTAGAAGTTGAGAATGGTAAGCCAACTTGTGTTTATCTTTCAGACACTATAATGTCATTGACAGGGTTACCAACTCCAATGCCTTCAAGTGCTATGATGTATTACGTTATTAAATTAACAAAAACATCTGCATTAATAGTACACAACGGAAGTGGTAATAGTTCGGGTTCTGCTTGGTTAGATTATTATAACAATGGACTTACAACACCTAATGGAAGTTCAAATTCAGGCACAACATTATGGTATAAAAACGGAACTGTTTTAAGTAGCGTTACCCCCGATGTACTATACGATAATTTTATAAACACTAATGCTTTGATGTCTATCAAGGATATTAATATGACTATTGTAGGATGGAATGGTGCTATTTATGATGGATATGGTTCGCCATCATTCAATTTCGGGGGTTCATATCAAGAGGAAGTATTTTATGGAACTCAAGCAAATAGTCAAACAGGAATCGAAAATAATATAAAAACATTCTATGCACTTTAAATTTATAACAAAAAAAGAAGCTATTGATTTTATTCAAGTAGTTAATCAAGGTGAAAATATAGTTCCTTCATTGGAAAATATGACCACTTCATACGCTCAGCCAATTGATGTGTTAGGTGCATTCTATGTGATAGCCGATGCAGTAACAAGAAAGTATAGTACTGCTGAAGAATTTTATTTTGATGCGCCAATAGATACTACTCCTCCAACGCTTATGCCTTATGCAGTAGTTATCCCCGAAGTATATCAATGGGCATTTCCCGAAAATAAATTCATGTTAGGATTCTTTGAAATTCCATTAGATATTCACAACAATGAAAAGGTCGTAAACCTTGCATATTTTATGTGGGTGAATTTCAGAACTGAATTAGATAGTGGCAAGTACACAGATTTAAAACGTGCGCTTATGCCACTTTGGGACTATGTAGCGTTACAAGTAACTAACGGCAATATAGTAGTACTATGAGAGGTTTAATTCTATTTATAACGGCTTTAATACTTCAAGTATTATTCTATCCAATTGGGTTTACTTACTCGGTAATTCTAACCATTTGCAAAAGTGGGTATAAAGCTTTAGATAAATACTTATTCAATTGTGCAATAGCTGCCGACCAACACGCTAACACTTTCCTTGCTAAACTTTTTAATGACATAATGATTCAAGTAGGCGGTCATCAGTTTGGTAATCCCGATGAAACGATTAGTAGTGTTTTGGGCAAAAACGTAAAAAGTAAAAAATTGTCATATACAGGTAAGGTATTAAACTTTATCCTTAACCAAATAGATAAAGACCATTCAATAAAATCAATCGAAACACATTAATAATGAGCGCAATATTAGAAAGAATATCAGCACCCGAGGGTAGCTATCTTCAAACAGGAACAGCAGTAAATGATGAAGCTTGTAACGCATTCGTAGTAAACACAGATGCAGTAATAGCAGAAATCTACTACGATTCAGACACAACCTTCTCAACTAACTTAGCAAGTACTTTAGGTTTAGCAAGTCAAACACTTGTAGCAGGTCAAGTATTCTTTTGCAGAAGTGATAAGAAGTTTACAAGAATCAAATTAGCAAGCGGTTCAATCGTTAAGCACTAATGTTTGGAATAGGACTAAATATTAAACCGATATTTACAGGAGGAGCTACGCCTTCTTTATTAGCAATCGGTGCAAATACTAAGGCTTATTATGGCGATGCAGGTAATACTGTTGCGGATGTAACAACTGTACCTTTGACTACTACGGCAAATTCAATAATATTATTTTGCGCAGTAAGTAATGGAAGGTCTACTCAAACATTCCAAGACTCAAAGTCTAACTCTTGGGTTCAAGTAGGAACATCAATTCAGCCATCGTTTTATATTGATATTTACAAAAGTACTACCAATTTTAGAGGAACAAACCATACCTTTCAATATACGCAAGGTTCTGGATTCCCAAGTATTTTTATAGTTGAGATATTAGGCAATAGTCCTTCAGTAGATGTGGATGCTTCTAATTTAGATACTTCTGCTCCATTCCAAAGTAGTACAATAAATACAACGGCAATAAATGAAATATTAATTGCTTTAGTAAGTAGTGATGATGGTACAAGTATGCCGTACACTTTAACAAATTGGGGAGATGGATTCACAAACTTGTTAGACTACGATAGAAACACAGGTTATCAAAGCGCAATAGGTTACAAAATAGTTGCATCAACAGGAGCATACAAAGCATCTATGACACCTGTCGCAGGGGTTACACAAGTAGGATTTATAATAGCAGGTATAAAAGATAATTAATGATAGGAATAGGACTCAACATAAAATCAAAAGGTTTAGGAACAGGTACTCCTGTTGAAGTAGGGACTTACAACTTATCTTCTAATGCTTATGTAAGCACAGGCATATACTATAAAGATGCAAGTCTTAATAATATATTAGCTGCTACAATAGACTCTTATGTCTTTAAATCAGCAGGAACACATACTGTTTATTGGGATGGCTTAAACGATTTTAAAACAGTTGATATTTCAGCAGACCACACTTATTTTCCTATAGTTCAGATAATGTCTAACGTAGAAGCTACTTGGTTAAAACCAATTGGCAACTCTTCTACAGACTCATCGGGTAATTCTAAGCACGTTAATAATAAAACCTTCACAGGAATGGTTACTTGGCTTGATCCTGATGATGGTACAACTGAACACTATATCACTATATCGGGTTATTCAGAAGCACGAAGTTGTTTATCAAGAGGGTTGACTTCGACTTGGCAAAGTAGAACAGTATTATTACCTACCGAAAACACTCCATTGACAGGTGACTTTGTTTGTATTTCAAGTAATAAAAGGTTTGCTTTCTTTGCAGGTATAGGCCCTTATGGTAGTTCTTCTCCATCTTCGGCATCAGTATCTTTTGTCTATGCAGTTCGATTAAGTGATAATACTCAGTATGCTTTAAGTTCGGGTAGTTCAGTACAACTTAGTCAAGGGTTGTTATATCCTAATGCTATTAATGTAGTAACAGGTGCGCCTACAAATGTTATAACAGGCATTGCTTGTTATGGCGATTATTTATTTGTGGCAAGAGGTTCACAGAATACTATTGATGTTTACAACGTAGCAGGTACAAGTCCTACAGGTGCATTTGTAAGAACGATTACAGGCTATACTGCTCCTAAGAAATTAGTAGCTTCTTCAATTGGCATACTTTGGTTTATCCAAACAGTTGCAGGAGTATCAAGTGTAGTTAAAGGAACGATAAACGCAGGTACAGGAGAGGTAACAACAGGAACGCTAACAATTACAAACACTCCTGTAATCCCAGACTCTTTAGGTATATCTTACGATGGATTTAAACTTTATATTTTTGGTGCTGGTGCTGAGCAACAATTTTGGATATATGATGTAAATCCTGCCAATGGCACAGGTACAACTTACGAAACTAAATACGGATTAGCAGGTGGCTATAGAACTAATGGAGCAGCAAGTGCAACCAATAAGTTTTATGTTTCAGATTCTAACGCAGCAGGTACGGCAGTTTATTCTCATATTCCCGAGTCGTTTATTTGTGGAGGTTCATCAAGTATTTATCTTTCAGATTCAGGCAACGAAAGAATAAGAAAATATAACACATCAATGGTGTGGCAAGATGACTTGCAAACTATTCCTCTATTCTACTCTGTAGCTTCTAACAAATCCAATGCCGACTCTGTATTTATAGAGTATATGGAATTTCGCAGAGATGGTGGAGGTGTATGGACTTTAGCTTACAATTGGAGACATTCATTAGCAAATAAATTCTTTTTAGATGGTGCGGTTTATTCGCATATGGATAATAATATAGCAGTATTTGACAATGTAGATACTTATTCTAACGGTAAAACTTACGCTTTATTAAACTATTACTCAGGTGCTACAAGTTACACCGCAGGAAGCTTTGTTCCTTATCCTGAATATGTACAATTAGATTATACATCTGGTAGTGAGAATGTAGTATTCAATACAGGAGTAAATAATTTAGGCGCATTTGCTAAAGTTTATATTGAAAAAGGCACAGGTCACAGATTTAGATTTACAGGTGATAGAAGCATAGGAAGTACAGCAGGAAAGATAAGAAAGACTCCATTAACAGGATTCGATGGTAGCTTAAGACCTACATTTGGAACTGAAGTAGACTATTGCACATTTACTACTCCTTTAACTGCTAACGATGCTTTCAGAGAATTAACTTCAAGTCCTACAATATTAGATGATGGTACTATAGTTTATTTCCAACCTACTTTAAACGGAGAATCTAACACTAAAACAACAGGCTATCACATAGGATTAAGCAAAGATGGTTATACATCTCCAACAGCTCAAACTAATAGAGGAACGATAAGAGAATATTACGGAGAACACGCTTCTGAATATGGTATGTTTGATATTGGAAGCAATACAAATAATCCTGGAGGAATGGTTACAAGTGCAGGTAATTTCCTAATTATTAACGAACACGATGAGTTTTGGAAACAAGCACAAACAAATATTATGGCGATGTATTCTAACATCGGTTTAAAAGTTTGTCACTTTGGTATTACTACTCCAGATGCTTTAGCTTTATATGGTCAGATAGCTTCACCACGATCCGCAGGAAATACATTATCTACACAGGCTACTTTGGTAAGTTCTGACAAAATAAGATTTATTGGAAACGATGAAAGTGTTCAGAGTGCTGCTCAACTTTGGGAGATAACAGGATTGTCTTCTATTGAGACAAGAGAACTTACTTTGATTCCTCCTCCTAATTATGCGCCTATTGATGGCAGCGATGTATTTGTAGGGTTAGTAGCAAAACAAACTCCTTTAATAGCTACGGCTAAAGTAACAATGAGTACTACTCCATATACAGTAGATGGAGATAATTACTTCTTAACTTATACAAATAGAAATAGCGTTGATTTATTCAAGTCAGTAAGCGTAAAGTATAGAGGTCGCTCAGATGCAGGTTCAACTAATCAATTTGTAAAGTTTGATTTAACTCCTACAGGGTTAAGTACTAAAGCTACTTTAACAGGTAAGATTAGTTTTAATGAAGATAACCCTATCAATGCAGGGACACCTGCGGAACAAGGTGCTTATTTTAGAGTTTACGATAGTGCAAATAAAAAGCTAATAGAAATCTATTCTAAAGTGGTAGGCGATGATACTAATAATTACACTACGTTATACGCTAATAATACTGTAATGTTTACGATGAAAGATAGAAACCCATCTTCGGGAAAGTTCGGTCAGTTATTTAGTTTTACCACTAAAAAAGCACAAGCATTTAAGATAGAATGTTCAGCAGCAGGGGTAAGATTTCAATACTATAATTATAATAGAGATGACAGAACTACTACTGCTTATGATTCGGGAGTAATAGCAGTTGCTGAAGTAGGTGCTAATTGGGCGAATATAGACTATGCAAGAATAGATATGATGGTTAGTACAGTACCTGCATCAAACGACCACGGAATGACAATAGATAACTTAGTAGAAAAATATGAATAATATAGACCAAATAACATTAGACAGAATCGAACTATTAAGAGTATCTTTAAAACAAGAGGCGAAGGATATTTACAGAGACATTTGTAAAGCTTTGAATGGTCGTGCAATATGCCGATTCGCTCACACTTATCGAAGTAATAAAGAGCAAGATTTGTTATACGCTAAAAGACCAAAGGTAACAAATGCCAGAGGTGGTGAATCTTACCACAATTACGGATTAGCAATTGACATCGTTCTATTAAAAGATAAGAACGGAGATGGTACATTTGAGAGTGCAAGTTGGGAAACTAACGTAGACTTCGATGGCGATGGTGTAGCCGATTGGCAAGAGATAGTAAAAATATTTAAGTCTTACGGATGGGAGTGGGGTGGCGATTGGAAATTCACAGATATGCCCCACTTTCAAAAGACTTACGGACTTTCAATAAAACAATTACAATTCAAAACTAAGAACTTAGGAGGTTCAAACTTTTTGATATGAGAAAACTTACCATACAACTAATAAAACTTAATTCTACTTTGCCAAAAAATGAATCTTCTCTACGCTATCATTACAGGCTCATTAAAGGTGCTTGCAAGCTCCTTATTAACTTACTTTTTAAATCGAAAACCAAATGATAAAGACAATCATAAACGACTTCAATAGTTGGGTGTATTCATACTCAGAAGAAATCTTTGGAATACCCTTAGGCTTTGTCATAGTTGACAGATTCCAACTAAGGAACGAATTAATACATACTATTTTTACAATCTTCTCTGCATTAGTAAGTGCTTACCTTGTACACTTATTAAAGAAAAAGAAATTTCATTTAGAATTTAAAACATTTATAAAAAACATATTTAAACGATGATAGCAATAATAGGGACAGTACTATTCACAATGAGTCTAATCACTATAATAAGTAAGGATGATGATGACTATGATAATTTCCACCCAGACACCGACATATGAAAAAAATATTTAGCAAAAAGAACTTTAGAACCTTTCGTCAAATCTATACTTATTTAGGTGGTGGTGCAATGGCATCTTACTTTACATTGTATGGAATCCCTTTAGATACACAGGCTAAGGTGTATTTTTGGTTTGGTGTGGGTGCATTTATTGTCCAGTTTTTATGCGATTCTACTAAGGAAGTTTTACCGAGTTTAAAACCCGATCCAAAAAGATGAAGTATATTTTAATCATATTACTTTTAATCGGTTGTTCTGCTGAAAAGCGATGCCAAAAAGCTTTAAGTAAAGCAGAGCGTTTAGGGTGTATATCTTATAAAAGTGATACCATCGTAAGGCTTGACACAATTAAGGGCTTTAGAATAGATACATTCGTTAAATTTCACAATGAAATAGATACTTTAATAGTAGATAGTGGAGGGATTAAAGTAGTAACGGTAATAAAATGGAAAACAAAAGAGATTGGACAAATTGTGTCCAAAAAGGATTCTGTTATTAAATACCTGCAAATCACTAAACATCACAATCATACTAAAATAATTCATAAGATTCCGTGGTGGTATTTTATCATTCCCTTTTTATTAGCAATGATGCTGATAATAGTCATCATTAAGAAATAAATTAATAGCCATTCATTGAGTGGCTTTTTTTATACTCTTTGATTTTCAAATAGTTAGCGCAATATTGTAAAATATATTTGTGGGTTCAATTGTGACCACATATATTTGCACTACCATTATGAAAGAAACAACATTAAAATTCAGAACTGAGAGCAAGTTGAAAGACAAGCTACTCAAAAAAGCTAAACGCTACAACCTATCAGTAAGCGAAATTATGCGTAGAAAGTTAAACGATGACAACGATAAACATTTATTTATATGAGCCATTTAAAACCACAATATCCAAACGTATACTGCCTTAGATTTGGAAAGCCATTTGCAGTAACACCACAACAATTTCAAGAGTGGAATAGCGACAACGAAAGTTGTGAAGCAATCTCTAAAGAGGAGTTTATTCAATTTTGCAAAATCTCATTAGAAGAACGCAAAGATAAAGTAAGAAGAATGAAAATGCTTGAGCCTATCTTCGCTGAAATATTCACCCCTTATGTATTTAAATAATGGAAAAGATATATTTAAAAGGAACTGATGTTGAAGGTATAGAGATTACCTGCTCAATAGATGCCAATTTAAGAGTAGATAGAATACTAAAGGTAGTACTTTATTCTTTCGGTGCATCAACTCAATTGCCCGACTTCTCAGATGGCTTCTTAGGTGGGATGTTTCACTACTGCCAAGTAAGAATGAACCAAGAAGTAAAGTGGGGAGAGTTACAAACTAAATTTAGAAGAAGACTTGGAGAAACTATAATCATTGAATCAGAAAGTGGTTATGTAAATGCCCTTTGGGAATTTGAAAAGAAAACAGAAACGGATAACACAATGAACGATTTAAACAAATAAAAAATGTCACAAATAATAAACATCAGCATAGACCTCAATAAGATTGAGAGTGCTAAAATCAAAACAGTAACCTTAAAGAGTGGTAAAGTAGCTAAGTATTTAGATGTAACTGTTTTCACAAAGGATGAAGCCGACACTTACGGCAATAACGCTTCAATGACTATCTCACAAACTAAAGAAGAAAGAACTGCTAAAGCACCTGTAACCTACATAGGTAATGGTAAGGTAGTATTCTCAGCCGATAGCGTTGTTAAAAGTGCGCCACAAACTAACAATAATGATTTTGAAATTGATAGCTTACCTTTTTAATTATGACTACTAAATCAATCTATCAAAAACTGCTTGAGTTTCAAACTAACATCGAATCAATAAAAAAGGATGGTAAAAACTCCTTCTTTAAAAAACCCGATGGTCGTGCATCAAGCTACGCAACATTGCCTAATATCTTAGAGAATGTTAAACCGATTCTTAACGCTTTAAAATTGGTGCTTACTCAGCCGATAGTTAACGGAGAAGTATTCTCTATAGTTACCTGCACCGAGACAGGCGAGAGTGTAACAAGTTCAGTAAGCTTGCCTACTAATTTAAACGCTCAACAAATTGGATCAGCTATAACTTATTTCAGAAGATACACCCTTACAAGTTTATTAAGTTTAGAAATTGACGAAGATGATGACGGCAATAAAGCCTCTGGTAATAATCAGAAACCTGCTCAATCAAATGAGAAACTTTACTTAAATGAAGGTGCTGATTTGAACAAAGCTTTAGCATACATCAAAGGTAAAGGCTTAGAAGGTGTTGCTACTATTGAAAAGAAATATAGATTTACCGATGCCATTAGACAACAATTAATCTTAGCAAGTAAATGAAAATTATAGCAGTAACAATAGACAGTCTTCGCAGTAGAAAAGATAAGACGTGGTCAATTACTTTAGGGACTCAAGAGTTAACTCCAGATGAGTCCCTGGAAGTGATGAAGCTTAACGGTAAACTTTGCTTTGCAGGTTTTAAGATAGACCCTTTTACAACCGAGGAAACGAACTTAATAGATTCTTTGGAAGGTACACCCGACTTGAATGCTAAGAGTCTATCAGAAAGGCTTAGAAATGTACTTTATGTTTGGTTTAAGCAGAACCCTAAAGGCTTTAAAGAGTTTAGTTCTTTCTATGAATTTTATATGGGCCAATATATTGACAACGTGAAATCAAAACTCGAAAGCTAATGGAACTAATAATATCAATAATCCTATCAAATACCCTTGTAATTAGTGCTTGGTGGTGTGGTGTCTTAATCAAAAAGAATAGCGAAATAGAAGATAATATCGAATTATGAACATCGAATTAAACAACATCCGTACAAACATTCTAACAAGCAAAGACTTCGCCAGGTGGAGAAGATGGTTAGACATTCAGATTAGAAGAACAGAACACGCAATCAACATTAAAAACCAACAAAATTAACCAACAAAAAAATGCAAACAATTAATTATGACTTATTTAAATTCAAGTCAAACAACCGCAAAATTTCAGAGTCTAATATTAATAGACTAAAAAAATCAATCCAAGAAATTGGGTATTTAAATTCAAAGCCTATAACCGTTGATAAAAATCTATTTATTATAGATGGGCAACATAGATTTGAAGCTTGTAAAAGATTAGAGTTGCCCGTTTTATATGTCATCGAAACTTTTATTGATGGCGATAGAGCGATGGTTAATTTAAACGCAAATCAATCAATTTGGAGATTAAGTGAGTACATTGAATCTTATGCAGAACAAGGTATTCATTGCTATGTAGTGCTAAGAGATTTTGAAACTAAATACAAATTAGGTTCTTCAAATAACATAATCATTCTTTTAGGAAGTGGTTTTGCAAAACGTATTCGTGAAGGCAAGAATTTGACAATTAATCCAAAAGCAGAAAAGATTGTAGAATTTATATTGTCGGCAAAAGAAAGTATACCATTTGCACTAACGGCAAAATTTGTTGCAAGTGTTACAAGATTACACGAAGTAGCAAACTCTGGCGATATAAGTAAAGTGTTGTATAGTATTCAATCATTAAAACAGATGGCAAATACTACTGATTATTTAATTGCATTTGAGAATATGATTAACAAAGGAAGGCATACAAGTAATAAAATATCGTTGATAGTATAAATCAACAAAATAATTTTTTTAATTAAAAATAAAGTATTATACTTGCAGAGTGTTATTGAAGTGTCGAGTACTTCAAATTAAATAACAAAAGACTTTAGCCACGTTTACAGGGACTACTCGACAGTACCTGTGAATTGTGGCTTTTTTATTTAACAAAAAAAATGGCAACAGGTAAAAAATCGTTTATTCTATACTGTGATTTAATTCATACAGTTGAAAAAATGCCAGATGAAAAGGCAGGTGAACTGTTTAAACACATCTTAGAATATGTAAATGATAACGACCCAATTACTGAAGATTTAATTATTCAGTTAACTTTTGAACCAATAAAGCAACAATTAAAAAGAGACTTAAAAGATTGGGAATCAGAGAGAATGAGTAGGTCAAACGCAGGTAAATTAGGTATGGAAAAAAGATGGCATAACAAAGATAACACCGATAACAAAGCTATAACAAAACATAACAGTGTTATAAAACCGATAACAAACATAACTGATAATGTAACTGTAAGTGTTAATGTAAATGATAATGTTAAAGTAAATAATATAGAGGAGCGCAAATTAAAATTTGCTGACACACTAAAAAGTTTTAACAATACTTATGATAGAAATTTACTTTTGGAATTTTACAAATATTGGACAGAGCCTAATCAATCAAATACTAAATTTAAAAAAGAATTAGAAAAAACTTGGGACTTATCACGCAGACTTGAAACGTGGGCAAAGAATGATAAGAACTTTAGCAAACCGAAATCAACAGAGATTCCAAAAATAGATACATCACAAAATACTTACATAGACATAACCCCCGACAAATGGATATAACATTAATTAATTCCGAAATTGGTAAAAAACCAACACCTATACAACCGATTCCTAAAGCGGTAATCAGAAGTATGTGGCAAACGATGGGTAATTCTCGTTGCAGTAACAACAAACCTTTTATTATTGATGAACTTGCCGAGAAGTTTATATCTTACTTTAGCAATGTAACGCAAAAAGGA